TCCAGGTTGAAGTCTTCAATCGCATGTGCCACATCGTGCAGAATGCGATTGCGCCCGCTCGTGTCGGTCTTGACCGTGAAGCGGGGGGCGACGTAGGTGAGCCTGACTTTCATCAGAACTCTTCCCTGATGCTGAATTTGGCGATGTCGTAGCAGGTCTGCCTGCCGCCGTCCTCGAACGTTATTTCAAGTTCTGCCTCGAATTCGCCAGCGGTATCGAGCGCGTCCACGGACCAGTCCATGGCGAGGCGTCCGCCCCGGCCGAGCACGTCGTAAGGCGCATCAAAGCTGACCTCTCCGGTGTCTGGATCTGTCCTGCCGTTGAGTTTGAAACAGAGCATCGTGACCTTGATCGTGTCCGATCCGGCTTCGCGGAAATTTACAAGTGCGCTGGTTCCATCTTCCGAGAAATCGACGGGATCGCCGGTGAAGTCATCTGTGACATCAAAAACCAGTTGTGGCCGCGTGTCGCCGGAGACTAATCTGATTTTCTGTGACATCGCGCCTCCCGTTTATCCGTTAAGTAAGGTGGACCGAACCTGTCAGGGTTCGGGCCTACTCGGTTTTTCGCTGCGTCGGCACCATTAGCTAATCCGACCTACTCGACAGCTTTTTCACACTACAGGGAACAACTCAATTCAAATGAAGCTCGCGCGCGTCCTTAAAGGTGCGCTGCTGTATCCCTTTGCCGCCTGCATCAGCGTCTTCGCGATTGCAGACTCAAACATTTCTCGTTCTTGTGCTGCCAGTGCCGGGCTTGAGTACGTCTTTCCAGGTTTATTCATAAGCCGCGCCTTGGCACCGTGCCCGATAGCTTCCGCGTACTGATCGAAGATGCGGTCATCGATGCCGGTCGCCGTGTGCGATGGCTTCATGATCGCCTTCACATAAACCTTCTGGCGTGCGCCCGGCTGCGTCATCAGAACGAACTGCGTCTGGTCCAGTACAAGAATCGAAGCCGTGCCGCTCATCGTGATTTCGTCGCCGGGCTGCAGCAGCACCAGATCCTGATCGTCCAGCTTGGCCGACATCACCTTAACCAGAAGCTGGCATTCATCGATATCGAACTCATACGTGTCTTCGCTTGCGTTCGTCGTCACCGGATCAAGATCAACGCGCCAAACCTTGGTACGCTCGAAAAACTCCTGGGCCGCATTGCGCAGTTCGTTCGCGGCTGCAAATGATGTGCAGCCTGGCAGATCCTGCTGGCAGAACTTATAAAATGCGTCCCAGGTTTTCATGTCTTAGTTTTCGCCGCGTGTTTTTTCGACGATCTTGGCAATCACGGTGCTATCAGGCCACTTGTGATGGACGTTGATCTCGAACGTGTTCTTTGCAAGCGAACGAAGCGCTTCAGGTTCAAGTGCTGACAGGTTGATCTCTGTGCCGTCGCCATCGGTGATGATCACCGGCTTGGCTTCTTCGACTGGCTTGCCGGTCTTGGTGTTGATGACCTGCGGCGCGCTCACCGTTTTTGTAGGCTTCGGGATCGAGGCACCGCGATCTAATGGCGCAAAGCCTTCCTTGATGCCGACGCACAGGCGGTGGATGGCACTGTCGTCATCGATATCGCACACATGCGCAGCTTCCATGAACGCTGGTTCTTCCACCTTGATCGCCGCGTCTTCCGGCTTGAAATGGTAGTTTTTCCCGAATAGTTCAATCTTGGTGCCGCCCTTGCGCTTCAGTAGTGATTCGATTTTCATGGGTTCCCCTATTTGTAGTGCTGCTGGTTGAAAACGGGCGCAGCCACCTGACCGCGCCCGCTGGTGAATCAGTTCTTGACGGACAAGATGACGCAGAGTTTTTTACCTACTGCGGCTGCTGTTGCAACTGCTGCCGTGACTTTCACGCCAAGGCTGCGCTCTGCTGTGCCGGCCGCCAGCAGATAAGCCGTAGTAGTTGTCGCGCGTGCTACGCCACCTGTTTGCGGTGCAGTCGAATCGACGATAAAGCCAGTGCTTGCAAGGTCTGTCTTCGCATCGTTCAGAATTCCGACAGACATCGTGACGGTCGGCGTACCATGCGCGTCGTGGTCGTCGAAGATCGCAACGCAATCGACGATTTCCAGGCCGGCAGGGATCGGGCCGAGATCAACGATGTCGTTGATTGCAAGCGCGGTAGTGGTCGTGAAGTCGTAAGCGATTTGCGTAACAACCGACGACTGCACGGAAGGAACCGGTTTTACGCGGTTCGCGAACTTGGATTTATAGAGGGCCATTTCATGTACTCCTTTTCAATTTTGACGGGGATGAAGCCCGTGTTTCAGGGCTTCAATCTCAACTATTACGAAGGATCGGCAACGTAAGTATCGAGAGCGATCACGCCGAAATCGCGGCTTGTGCCGTCGATCGTGAACGCGGTCTTCTTGATGCCGAAGATCGAGGAAGTCGTGATGACCACTTGATTGCCACGGTCTTCCATCTCCTCGTTCCAGTCGAAACGCAGGCCGGAACCTGTCGAACCGAACGACACAACGCCAGCTTGGCGGCCCATGAACAGAGCGCGTGCGCCGTTCAAGTTCAAGCCAGATCCGTAGTCGGTGCCGAGAATGACAGCCTTGTGTTTGTGCAACACGGTTTCGTTGTACATGCCGAGCGAACCTTTGAAGATCGGGTTCGATTTACCTTCGGATGCGGCTGCAGCCTTCTGGATGTCGAGCCATTGACCAGTCGATGCATTGGTACGAACTGCATATTCCTGCCACGGGTGCATCACACAGACAAAACGCTCTTCGCCTTCGATCATGCAAGGCTCGATCATCGGAACGCCGGAAGTACCGCCGCCCATGGTCGCAGCGCGAGACTGTGCGCGATCCAGGATCGTCAAGTCCATTTTGTCGGTATTGGTGATCGTGGCCTTCGATGTCGCGGCGCCACCATAAAGGATGTGCAGCGAATCAGGCGCAACGAACGCATTGCCGGCCATGCCGGTGTAATCGGTCGGGTATGTGTAATCGGTGTTGGTGCCGCGTTTTCCCGACAAGTACATGAAGAAGAGTTCGTCGAAAATCCGTGCCCACCATTCGGTTTGACGTGCGCGGGCAATCTTGCGCAGATCATGGATGGTGCGCTTGCGAGTCATGCGGCCGCCGGTGTTCACGCCGCCACGGGCCTGGTCGATCGATACCGAGTCCGAATAGAACTTCAGATCTTCTTCCTTGCCGCGCAAGATGTTGTCGCCTTCAACAGGCTGCATCTTGAGCTGGCCAACGAGGTCATACGTGATTGTGTCGCCGGCCTCGTTTTCGAGGTTCAGCAGGGTCTGGATCGGGGTTTGAGCCTCGATACCAACACCCATGAATTTCTTGTTGAAGTAGGATTTGCGGCCGACGTCGACCGCGAGGAAGGAAGAAAACTTTTTAACGGCTTTTTGATCGCCGACTCCGACAATTGTCTGGGCCATGGTAATACCTCTCTTTAAATGTTAATTAAGAGAAGCACGTC